GTTGGGAACACACTTGCTCCCTTTCCTTTACCAAATACATTTGGCTTTTCCTCATCATCGGGTCCAGCATCTACTGTTTCCAAATCATCCTCACTATATCCACCCTTATCAAGCATACTACTAGCTATCTTATAAGCAGGAGATGCTTTTTTATATCTTAAAGCACTATCTACTTTTACTAAATTACCCGTTTCTGGGTTTTTAAATGTAGTAGCCAATAGTTTTTCTAAACTTTGTTTTGCTTCCAATGCCAATTGTTTTGCATTGGGTACACGATTTTCTTCTAAAATGGAGATAAGTTCATTTAGATGTTGCTCGTTTGTTAAATCAACTATTCCTTGTGGGATTCTGTAACTTAGTTCCAATAATATTTCTTCGAAATTTGGAGTCATTATTTATTGCGTGTTTGTTCCTATATAATTATATGATTATAAATATAAACTTTTATTTAATAACCTCTAAATTATCATAATTACTTCCTTCATATGATTTAACAGGAAATCCACCTCTTTCCAATATGAATGTTAAATCTTTTAATACTGAACTCCTTTCTGATGGATGTGTATCAATTAAGAACGCATCATATGTATATAGAATCATTTTTGACCTGCCGCCCTCTAAACATTTCAGTACCTCATCAATTTTTGTATAATTGATTTCAGTTTCCAATGCCTGAAGTAAGTAGTTAAATACCTTTTGTTCGTTCGCACCTTCGATTCGTTGAAATGGGATTTCCCTCTTATAAAGAGGTGTCGTTAAACGACCTGAAATTACGAACTTTTGGTAAACCGATTTAATGTATTCATCCACCTTTTGAAAAAACGGAATGGTTTTAGCAAATTCATCCAAACCACCATAAAGATATCGGAATGATAGGGCTTTTGATTCTTCGGTCGTAACCCCATAATATTTTGCTAAATGTTCGTGCGCAGTTTCACCTTCGGGAAATACATACCCCACCATTTTACCAATGATACGGATATGATACGATTCATAATCAAATTGTAATAGAGTACCCCCATTAAATCGGCTTACTATGTTTGCTCTACTCCCATCGGATTTATTCATCGCCGCCCAATTAACCCCTAAGTGTCTATTGGATGGACGACCGGTTACCGTATATGGATTGTATTTTGTATAGGCAAACCCTTTGGGCAGATACTCTTTATTAAAATGAAATCTATCAATAAATTTTTCTTCTTCGACTTTCACCCCAGCCCCCTCCAGCCTCCCTAATATTTTGATGGAATTGGAGTATTTTCTATACCAAGGTTTAATTTCTGAAATTATAGGAATTCGTTGTAGGAGTTCGTACCATCGCATTATAGGTACACAATCATTTAGATATTTAAAGTCGCTTCTGTACCCCTTATAAACCTTGTCAGCAAACTCATTTAATATGAATGGTTTACCATACTCTTCAAAATATGCCCACTCATAATCTATTCCTTTTGTATCTAAATAACGATTGCCTAAAACTAAAGTATTTTCTGAAATTAGTTTGTCAAATTTGATAAGATTGCATTTATTACCATCGATATGGTTAAAGTTTATAATGTAATCGGAATCGTTTGTTCTAAGATATATGAATGATATCGATGTATCGTATTCGTGTGCTTTTGGAGAACTCCATATAGGAACAACTAACACAACTCTATGATTAGATGTGTAAAATGATAGTAGGGCTTTATTTGTTTCTATTAGGTTCATACCCTACAAATATAATAAATTTTTTTGGAATTACAAAATTATTCTTCCCAATATTTTTGTCTTAATGCATAAATATCAATTGGTTCTCTTTTCATATGCTCTCCTTGTCTAAGAAAACCACCTTTAACCATATATCCACTTAAAATGGAATATCTAGAATTCTTACCCGTATTTGTATCAGAGCCGTGTACTAAATGCGAATGTATTAAAAATGCTTGTCCTTTTTTAAGTGTAGCATATATTTTTGGGAAATTGTGTCCTTCAGGCATTTTAGATGCTTTACCTCTTTCGTTTCTCCAATTGCCTGGGTTTGTTTTAATTCTTTCCTCATCCACTTCAATATCCAACAATGGTAAATAGTGAGAACCTTCATATGCCCATAATCCACCATTAGTTTCATCAGATGGGTCTAATGATATTGATATGTTTGCAATTTTATTCCAACCTGCTTGTGAGTAGAATCCATCTTGATGTGCATCCCTTCCCAATTCTCCCGATGGTTTGAAGTATGCCCATGTCTGTACACCCTGTACTTCTGAACCAAATAATAATTCCATCATTTCAATAGCTTTTGGATGTGCTAACATTTTGTTAACCAATTCGGATTCTTTATGTGGATGCATGTATGGTTCATATTCTCCCCATTTTGTATCAGATTGATTTCTATTAATTCTCAATCTATCCAATTCAGCGATTATTTCATCGACTTCGGATTCAGTAAGAAAATCCACAATTGCATATCCTTTGTATTTCCAATCGTGCAATAAATTTTCAGCTTCAGTTTGAGTAACGTGTTTCATTATTTATGAAATTGTTTTAAGTTTGGTAAATATAAGGAAATATTTTTAATTTTCAAAGAAATCATAGATAAAGATGATTTATTTGATTCTATTACACCTTTATCTATCAAATTACCATTTGAGTCATACACCATATTTAAAGGACCGGATATTCTCCATCTCATACTTATGCTTATCCAATATGGATTACTAAAGTATTCTTCATATTCCGGCAATCCTACCTCATAAACAAATCCATTATTATCACTTACTCTTTGTATAAAATATCTAATCAAATATGCATCGGCATAATCATTAGCAGAAGGTATTGGTACAATCGTTTTTGGCGTTTGTAATGAAAATGTTTCTCTACTTTTTACTAAATCTTTATACATACTTATGTTGTTTTTGGTACAACAGCTTCTATATTAACTCTATATCCAGCTTCTATTGTAGTTTTCCAACCACTATCATCTATACCTTGCTTTACATTAGTAATTTGAAATATACCATTCTTATTATATATTTCGGGTATACCATCTATTTGAAAATATTCACCGCAACTTAATCCAGCCATGCCATCTATTGCAAATGTAATATCCAAATAAGTTAATGCAGAACCTTTTGTTTCTTTATTAATTTTTTCTTTAATTACGCCGGTATCTAAAAATATTAATGTTTTATTTTCTTTACCTACTTTAAATTTAATAGATTTCTTTTTAACAACATCTGCTAAATTTTCAACTTCCTTATCAGCTTCGGTTTTTTTAGGAGCTGGTGTTACGTTATGAGTTACTGTCTTTTGTTTGTTATTTTTAGCAGTTAATAATATAACTTCTTTTTCTACTTCATTAATTGAAAAATAACCATCAGAATTTTGAGCAAAAGACATATCAAATAATGTATATGCTTCATTATTAGTAAATGAATTTGAACCTGAATCAAACGTTTCTCCTGCGGTTATACTATTTAAATTTAATTGAGATTGATATAAAGCTTGAGCTTGTGCCAATTCGCCCAATTCCATTGCAAAACTAAATTCTTTTACAATACTTCCACTTGGTCCTATTTTAAATCTATATGCTTTTTGTAATTCCGATTGTTCTGGTGGTTTTGTAAATAATTTATAATCAATTATTTGTAATGCTTTTCCTGTATAAGTAGGGTTATCATTTGCGGTCATTATTTCTAATTTGCATAATCCATATGTAGTTTCATTTACCAAACCAATTATTCCATTTATAAAATCTATTTGAGTGTATGATTGATTGTATATATTTAAAACCGATTCATATTTAATAAATACGTTTAATAAATTACCATATATTTTTTCTGCCGGCATTGGAACAGCTTCACCAGTTCCACTATATAATGTAATTCCTTTATTATTAAATGTTTTACCATTTATAGATGCATCGGTTGGTTGCTTACTTTCATCTATAACCAATACATTTTTTTTATCTTTAGATGTATCAAACGCAAATACTGGCAATTTATTAGGAATAATCACATCTTCATTTGATGATATCATATACTGATGTGAATTCATAGGAATTATTTCTTTAGTTTTTGCAGCATCTAAAAAATAAGCTATTTGAATTTTATCTTTATCACCGGAAGATTTAAATACTTTTAAATTTTGAGAATTTTGAAGTAATTCTTTAATTAATCTAAATGAAACATATGCATCAAAAGATACAACTTTATCTTTATCTTTTGCATTCATTTGCTCCCAATTGAAAAACTCATTTTTCCAAGTTGGTTCATCTAATGCCAATATTCCAGGCAAATTAAAATCGGCTGAAACTTTTCTTAACCATGTATTAAATGGTGGCTCTTCTACATTATTTTTTTTAGCTGTGGTAGAATCTTTATTGGATTGCTTCATTGGCATAAACAATTGCAATTCATTACCTGCTGAAATCGTAACATCTATATCATATGTACCATCTTCAACAGGGCTATATGTATATTCGGTAACATTTCCTGCCATATAATCATAATTACCATCAGTTTTTTCCAAATTTTGTAAATACATATCTTTGGCTACTTTGGCATCATCGAATAAAGATGCAAATTCTTTTACATAAGATTCGTGCTTCTTTTTAGCAAATAATACATTATCTATTTCCGTTTTACCAACGATATCAGTATTCCAACCATATTCTAAAATTACTTTCATAGATGGTCTTAAAAAGAAAAGGTCAAACATTTCCAATTGCTTTAAAGAAAAACATTTAACTTTTACATGGGCTTCTTTTAAAGTATTATTACCACCATCTGTATCTATTTCTACTGATTGAATTATTGGAGTTGATATTTTTCTATCCATTTCTCCACCAATTTTAATAGGAATTCCATCCAAATCATAACCCAAAACAGTGTTAGCTGTTTGATATAATTTTGAAAATTCACTTTGATTTGATATTACACATCCTTTAAACGCACCATCATATTCTTTATTTTTTATTATTTTTGGTATATTCATACCCTGACTTGCTTTCAAAACAACTGCACCGGATGATAAAATTGCAAATGGAGATAATCTAAAATTTTGATAAGAAAATTGTTCTCTCTTTTCTAATTTCTTTTTAATCCAAGGTTTAATTGGTGCTATAAATGGAAATGGCATTTGCTTATTTATTTATCTTTTCTAAATCATTTAAAATTTGAGATAGATTAGATGGGATTCTAAGCTGCAATCCTTCTTTAACATAGAACGATGCATCGTTAATGTTATTTGCTACTGCTATAACCCACCATAGACTTCTATCTCCATAGTATTTATTTGCTAATAAATCCAATCTATCAGTTACTTCCGATATTACATACAAATCGTTATCGGTTGGTGCTATTTTTGGATAAATAGTACTTCCCAAATATTTTCTTTTTGTACTAGGTTCGGTTTGTATTGCTGAATATGTATATCTATTTGCCATTTAATTTATATTTTAGCTACTTTAATACCCATTAATAAATCCTGAATTTGTTTTTTAATAGCTTTTTCTTCTTCTAGTCTTTCGTTTGCAGCCAATCCTCCGTTAAAATCATATCTATATGTTTTAGTAGTACCTGTGCCCGATTCAATTTTGTGATTTTCAATTATTTTTAATCCAATTGAAACATCTACAACCGATGGATATAAAAATGTGGTATCAGTACCTGCATCATATCCATCAGAATTTGGCCAAGTTGTATTATCATCTATTTCAAATGATAAACTTTCTATATATCCAGGTATTTCTTTATACAATGAACCAATTGTAATTTTAACTAAATTCGGTGCCATAGCATATTGAGAAATATTGGTAGAACCAAATGTAATAGCTTTTACATTGGTATCAGGAAATGCTAATGATTTTAAATAATTCATTTTTATAATCATAGCATCTCTTTCTTTAATGCTAGTGTAATACAATTTTAAATTAAATCGTAAACTTCTTTCAACTCCCCCATATCTGTATATATTGAATGGTGAACCTAAATATTTAAATGAATTCCATGTAGGAGTTACATCTTCTGCTATACCACTTAATGAACCTACAAATGGAACTTTTATTGATGTTTTACCATCAGCGGGTATTGTTTCAAATGTAGTTATTACATGATTTGCATATTCGGGCTTAGAAATTTCTTCATTTGTAATTGAAATTGCTTCTAATAATTTTTGTTGACCAGAATCCCAATCAGTTCCTTTTCCCGTTTTATCTCGTTTAGCAAGTTTACCATCTTTATCTCTATAATAATCACTGAACTTTTTACCTTCTTTATTTTTTATAACTTCTTTACCATATTTGGTTTCGGGCATAAATTTAGTTCCATATTGTTCTGGATTATCAGGCAATTGAGATGGCCCATCTTTAATATTCTTTAATAACTTTTTTATTTTTTTAGCAGAACCATATGTGTTTAGAGCTTGTATTGCTAAGTTAGTAGCTGCTGCGGCCGGGTTGGATGTACCTACAAATCCACCAATAATATTAGGCATTGGGGATTTTTTTACAAAATAATCAGTTCCGGGTTCTACCGCATCTCTTAATTCGGCAGTAGTTACTCCGGTAATACTTACCGGCTTTTTATACCATTCAGGTCCTTTAAATATAGTATCGGATGGTCTATTAGCAGAACCTTTTATTAACCCAGCGGCGTTGCTTCCTATTAAATCCGCCAATGTATCCGGAGAAGATGCAATTAAAGCTGCAACTCTCGGTGGATTTAATATACCTCTACTTTCAATTCTGATATTTTCAGATTTTCCGTAGAGTTCATTTTTTTTGGATTTAAAAAGGTCTAAAAGTGTTGCCATTTATAGTTTGTATTTACTATAAATATCTTTATTGTAAATTTATAGGAATTATTAAGTTCTAGCTAATGCGTAGTTTTTACGAGAAGTTGATAGTAATGAACTATTAACTTTTTTACCATCCAATGAAATTGCTCTTTGGCCAGCTGTGTTGTAAACAACTTCTTCTAATAATGCCGCATTAGCTGCTAAAAGTGCTACCATTTCATTTTGAACATTGCCAGCAAATTTCATTTCTTTTAAAGAATCTTCTTGCGCTTTGTTAATTTTTTCACTTATCTTTGTACCAGCGGTTGTAGCCGCTACAACAGGTTTATTTGCAACTTCTGTTGCTTTTTGTTGAGTTTCAGGGGTTATAGATGCTTGTGGTTTTGCTGCTGCGGGTTCTTCTGCCCACACATCCATTTTAGTTAGTCCTATTTGTTCTCCAATCCATGTATCAGCTAATCCATTCCATAACTTTGCAAATCCATTATGTAACATTCTGAATAAACTTTTGAAAGGAGCAATAATTGTATCAATGAAATCCATAAATCCGGTTGATAACGTTTCCCATGCTCCAGCAAAATCTCCACTTAAAAATTGACCAAGTGCACCAACAATATCTGCTATAAATCCAAATGCTCCCATTAGCCATTCAAATGGAGCCATCAAAGTAGTTCCAATCATTTCGGCTAATCCAGAAAATATACTACCCAATCCTTCTTCAAATCCAAGTTTTATTAAAAATCCATTAACTGCATCATATACTGCTGTAAATTTTTCTCCAAGCCAAGTAAACGCTTGAGATATTTTATCAATTACAGGTTTAAATTTTTCTCCTATCGCCGAAAACTTACTACTAACAGTATCCCAAAGAGCTCCAAATCTAGCGGATACTCCAGGGGCATTTTCATTTATCCAACCACCCAATGTATCTCCTAAAAATCCTCCAACCATAGTTCCAATTGGTCCTCCAAATGCAGTTCCAATTGCGGCGCCGGCGATACCTAATCCACCTTGCAATGCTCCTGCACCAACTGCTTCTCCCGTACTACCACCCTTTTCTTTTTTATCCATAAATCCACTAACACCACCAAATATTCCCGATAATGCAGCTCCGCCACCTTTAGTTAAGAACTTACCACCTTTACCCAATATACTTGCTAAACCACCTGCTTCACCCCCAGCAGCTCCGCCACCTTTAAATAATCCTTTTAAACCTTTACCAATTTGTGGTAAAAAGTTTGCAAGTAATCCACCAGCTGCACCTGCTAATCCTTTTCCGGCGTTTTCTTTAATACTTCGTTCTACATCCAACTTTTGTTGGTCTGATAGATATTTTGCGTAAGCTGGCGAATTTAACCAAGCATTTGCAATTTCAGTTTGAAGTGCTGCATCTGCTACGGCTTGTTTTGCCTGTATTATAGCAGTTTCACTTTTTAATCCACCTTCTGCTGCTTTTTTCAATGCTAAGAATGAATCATTTGCATTTTTAGCATTTGATGCTGCTAAGTTATCACCACTTCCCAATTTACCAACACCTTCTTGATATCCAGGTGTTCCTATTTTTTCTAATGAATTCAAATCCATTCCACCTAAAGCTTGTTGTAAAGCTTGCTTTTGGAACATATTCATATCGGAAGGTTTTAAACCTTGCGCTTGTAAAGATTTTAATGCTCCTTCTTGGTCACCTGACATAAACTTAGCACGTACTTCGGATAAGTTTACATTCTTACCAAGCATTGCTGATAAACTCATTTCGGCTTTGATGCTATCTTTATAGTTCAATACCATACTTTGACCAGCTTTAGCTACTTCAGAAAAACTAACTCCTAATGATTTTGCATAAACTACTTGTCTAGCTAACGCTTTACCACTTTGAACTTGGTATTCTAATGCCATTTCGGATGCAGATGCAACTTCATTCATTATATCGCCAACATTTAAGCCGGCTTGTTCTGCCATTGCTCTAGTTCCTTGCGCCATATTTAATGCGGTATCGGCAGAAATTCCATCTAATAATTTAAATGCTTGTTGTACGTTTGCAAGATTATCAACTGATATACCACTTCTTTCAGCAAATATAGCCATATCTGCTGCTAACTTAGTAGAACCACTACCAGCTTTAGAAGCTGCTGTTGTTGCCGATGCAATTGTTTCTGCTGATATACCTGCTAATTGTAATTTATCAGCAGCGTATCCAACACTACCCAATCCTTTACCAAAAAATGCCGTTTTAGATGCTGCTCTAAATTGTGCAGCCATTTGTGCCAATTCAAACCCAAAATCTTGCGATGCTTTTCTAGCTGCAAATGCTAATTCATTTTGAGCTTCACCTACTGCTCTTGCACCATCTATTTGATTTTGCTTTACATCCATAGATGCTTTGATGCCCGCTTGTATAGGTGCACCAAAATAATCATATGCTAAGGCGCCGGCGGCTGCTCCTAATGCAATCAATGCCGCTTTACCCAATGTACCTTTATTTGCAATATCACTTAGTGCATTACTTAATTCTCTAGCCATTGGAACACCACTACCACCAATTTGGTCTAATGCGGCATTCATTCCTTCTAACTTATCCGCTGCACTTTGAGCGGCTGCTGTCACCGATTGTAGTTCTTGTTCAGCTGCTCTAAATATTTCTACAAGTTGTTGACCTGATTCTGTTGATGCATCTATCGCATCTATTAAATCATTAAACCCACTATATGATTCTTGTATCATATCATTATATTGGGCTTGACTAATTTGATTTTTTGCTAATGCTAATCCAGCATTAAGTATAGATTTTTGAGTATTTTTATATGCTTCAGCTGCTGCATTTCCTGCATTTACTTGCGCATCGCTTAAATCATTATTATCAGTTAGAATCGATGATATACCAGCCATCGTTTCTTTTATCTGATTAGTTCTATCTAATTGAGTTTGATATAATGCTGAATTTTTTCCAATACGATTACCGATACTAATTAATGATGAATCTATATCATCAAAATTTTCTAAACTTTCGGATATTTTTTTATTACTTTTTTCAATTTCATCTGTGAAATCTCCCCAAGTATCATATATATCTTCTATTTTACCTTCTAATCTGTCAATAGTTTGGTATTGTTGCTCTAAATAACGTAAGGCAGCTTCATCGTATTGTTGACCTCTTGCTTTGGCATCGTTTATTCTTCTCCACGCCGAAGCAGCTGAATCTAACTCATTATATTGAGCTTCAGCATTACGTCTATCACCTCTGTTATTTTTTGCCATCTATTATTCGTACTTTTTAAGTAAAGCATCTATTGAAGATGTATCTTTTCCTCTTTTTTCTAAAGCTCTTTTTGTTGCTTGTAAAACAGCTGCACTTTTTTTGTACCAATCTTTGTATATATCGGCTATTTCGGGGTCTTTTTTTCGTAGTGTGGCTAGTAATTCACCCTCTCTACCATCTTTTTGAGTCTGATAAAATAAGTCCAACATTCTTGCCCAAACACTTGCTTCTATTAATCTTCCCATTATTTGCTATTTATTCTTATATAAATATTACTTTCTTCTTATTTTGGAAGAATTATTTGATGATGTTTTACTTGTAGCTTTATTCATAGCTTCACTTTCACTATCTTTTACTTTAAGTAACTCTCTCCAATAGAATTCTCTTAACTTAATAGGCATAAAATAGAGGTCATGCCAATTGAATCCACCATTGGCATAATAAATCATTTGAAAGATTTTTTGATGTAATACTATTGAATAATTACTCGCTAGGGTAAAAAAAGTCAACCCCAAATGGGATTCGGAGAGCCTCCCTCTCACCGGTAAATGGAGATTCATATTCAAATTTCAAATCCAAATCTGGGCTCATTGTTGAAATTTCTTTTCTCAATGATTTAGAATCACCAGCTAGTAATCTATTTGATACAAAGTTACTGATATAACCAATATCTCTATTTCCATCTACTTCGGTAATAATTCTTCTATATCTAGAAGTTATTTCATTGCTTCCTTTTGTAGTTTTTTGAAGTGCATCAATATCTTTTTGAATTGATAATTCATCACCATGAGTCAATAATCTAAACCTTATGTTTGCTTTTGAAATTGGTAATGTATAACTATATTCGTTGTTTCTATTTAATTTAGATTCATCAATTTCTTTAATTTGTATTTTTGATAAATCCACTGTTACTTTAACTTGCTCATTTTCATTAGGGTCATTAACAGTAACTTCATATTCAGGTCCAAATGCCAATACTCTCGAAGATATTAAAATAGCATTTTTATCACCTACTAATAAATCATTTACGTTTACTCCAGGTTCAACTACAACTGATTCCAATAGTTTATCTAAATGTATTCCTTTTTTAACTAAATTAGCTGAAGTAAGAATATCTTCTTCTTTAGCTGTCATTAATTTAATCGTAATTTCTCCTTTAGATAATGGTGAAGTTTCAGGATATGCTAATCCTTTTGATGGTAAACTAATGATTTCAGTTGGAAATGGATAAGTTCTTTGCTCTGTAGATGGGGTTGCTCCCAATCCTCTTGTAACTTGTTGTTCTACGTTTTGTTGTTCCATAATATTAATAACTTAATGTTTATATATAAGTATATATAAATAAAAAAAGGAGAACATTTCTGTCCTCCTTTTACATACTACCCAAAAAATATTTTAATTATCTAACCACCTCACCACGTTCTAACCAAAATATATCATTCCTTCTGGCATTCAACTCCCATTTAGCAAGGTCAAACATCCCATCACTAATCAATCCCCTCTCAAAACAATACTCCATATTCAAATCAAATGGAGAAACACGCAGGTGCATAGCCCGGCTCACTACAAAGTCACAATACTCATTAACACTCATACCACGTACATCTAATAGTTTCATATCTTTTATCTTTATGTTTAAATTTTAAAATCTTTATATGTTTTGGAAAGTTGTTCCGTTTTAATCCACTTTGGTTTACTTTTTGAGTCCTTAATCTGGCAAAGTGTTTTATCACCATCAGTTTCCAATGCGATATACACCATACCCTGCCAATAGTAGGAATTTATTCTAAAGAATTCGTTTGGTTCTAATTGAGGTGTCATATCTTTAACTCTTATTACATTATAAAGGTAAGTAAAATAATTAAGAAATACAAGCTTTATTTCATTTATTTTTAAGTTTAATTAGTATTCGATTAGGGAAATTGGTACAATAAAGCACTTTCCACTCTTTATACTTAGGGTAGCTTTGGTACGGCTAATCTTATTAACAAAGAGTTCCTTACCCGCCAACTTAGGGTGATTAACTGTTACACTCATACCTACGGATAATCCAACCTTCTTAATGGTTGATTCGATTCTACGCTTGTATTTTATCATATTAACCACAGCTTCGTTTAGTAAACGTAATTCTGAAATAGAAAGGGAAGATAATTGTGAAATGTTCATAACTTTATTTGTTTTATGTTTAACTCTTATTACATAGTAAAGGTAACACATTTTGCATTAAAAGTCAAGCTTTTTCTTATTTATTTTTAAAATTTAGAATGATTCTAAATAAGACATAAAAAAAGAGGGTAGAAAATCTACCCCCTTTTAGTTATTTTAAATTTTACAATTAGAGATTAGTACTCAAGAATTGCGTAATCATAAGTTAGAGTTAATTCTATTGATAATGGGTCATTTGAAGCCCAATCTAATTCACCAAAGTTTGCCGAAGAAATGAATGCTCCTTTCAAAGTCCATTGTTCAACTTTATCACCTACTGGTCCTAATAGATAGAACGTAATATCTTTCTTATAGAAAGCTGCGTATCCATCTCTACCTGTCAATGATTCATGTGAACTTCTAACCCATTCCATTACCTGCTGTGCACCTGATGGTACAATTGGGTCGTATAAACTAATAGTTATATCATCCCAAGTTGATTTTCCCTTAATTTTTCTTTTTACGTTAATATGGTCTAATTCAACTACTTCTGATGTGAATGTTGGTCTGCTAGCGGTTTTAATCATATATGATTCTATACCGTTGATTTCCATTATAAATCTATTACCTAACTTTGGTTCAAAGTTGGTATAGAACATTTTATCAAACTCTAATACTTCTGGCATTTTTTTCTCTATTTAATTGTTTCTTTATATAAATATCTATTTTTTAAATTATCCGTTAAAAGCGGCGCCAGTTGGTAAGATGTTGAAATCAATTTGAATGAATTCAGCTGTCTTAGTTGGTTGTAAATAGATAGCTCCTTTCATAATGTTTCTATCAATTACATCTGGTGTATTATTAGTATCATCCATAACCACTCTGAAAGCGTAAAGACCTTGTCTTTGTTGGATTGATTCTAAATAAGGGTTAACGATATTTAAGAATCTATTTCTTGTCGTTGATGTGTTTTGTTCGAACACTAAATAACGAGAAGTAGATGCGATATATTTTCTAACAGTTAATAATAATCTTCTTACATTAATTCTATCTAATGCTGATGGTTTATCTTGTAATGTTTTTTGTCCAAATACTACAATACCTTGTCCTGGGAATTGTACGATTGGATTTACTTTTGCTTCATATAAATCATCTTTTTCAGATTGAGTTAATCTATCTAATACACTAACTGCTCCTACTAATCCACCTCTATTTAAACCGGCTGGTGCGAACCATTCCGCTGCTACTCTATCGTTTGCTGCGAATACGCCAGGTAATAATACTGATGGTGGAACTGTTATTAATTTGTTTGTATTAACATCAATTGTTTTAACCCAAGGATAGTAAACTGCTGCGTAATTGGAATCTACTGATTGTGCTTGTGTTATAGTTGCTGATAAGGAAGTTGAAGCGTTACCTGCATCTCCAATGAAGAATGCATCTGCTCTTTGTTCCACCATATCTAATATTGAAGTAAATACTGCTGAATGGTCTGCTCTATTAACATGCGGTGCAATTACCATATTAATATCATACTCATCAGCGTTTGATAATGCTGCGATATGTTTTCCATATGCTAATTTACCAGCGGTTGTTGCTGGGTCTATATCAGCTGCATGTGTGTTAGGAGCATATCCATCAAAACCTTCTTGAAATCCTATAATAAATTGTCTTTTTGCAATTTCTGCAGATGTTGTTGAAGATAATGTTAAACCAGCAATAGTATCCAATGAGAATACTGCGTTTGCTCCATTTCCTGCATTTACAGGAACCGGCTTCATATAGATTTTATTATCACCATTGTTATCAAAATCAATACCACTATACTTAGAAGAATCGGCTACTGAACCCGTTGAGAATGTTGCTCTCGGAATAAGGTTTGCTGATGCTCCTGCGTTTACAGGTAATTGATATGCTGCGTGTCCAAAAGGTACTGCCTGAACTGGAGCTGCTTCATTTACGTTAACAATTCTAATATATTTTGAATTATTTACCCAATCACCACTTTCAGTTATTTTACCTAAAGAATCAATACTTCTTTTTCTATCACCAATTACTCTACTAATAAAGTTTGGAGAATTAGGGTCTAAGTTTACATTTGAATACGTTTCTAATACTACTTTCTTTTTATCAGTATCATTAAAATCTCTAACTACAACAGTGAATGTACCATAATCAGTTCCGTTTGTTGTACCAGCTGCTTTTACATTTGAAATACCAACTTTTACTTTAGTATTTGCTGCGTTTCCTGCGGTAATTGTTTCAATTTGAAATAATGAATATCTATCGCCTGAAATTAATTGAGATTTAATCATTGGAGTTAATCCCTCACATGCTTCACCTGTACCATATGAACCACTAAATTTTTGGTCAGCTAATACAACTACACTTGCACTTATATTTCCTGCAAATGCTGCGGTTGTACCGGCTCCACTTAAAATTCCATCAGCCGATGAGATTGTATAAGAACCCGTATTGAATATAAATCCGTTTTCTTTAAAGAATGCGTATGAATAAGCTGATTTAGCACCATATGCTGAAGTACCAAACACCGATTCGATATCGTTATCATCTGATAATTCTAAAGATGCACTATATCCACTTACACCACTTAATACAATTGAAAAATCACCACCACCATTTAAATCAGAAATCGTTGTTCCTGTAAATCCTGCTGCACTTCCTGATGTATTAAATAATAATCCCAATGCACCTAATTGTGAACCAGATGCTGCTATTAA